CTGGCGATGGCATAGCAGGCCCTGTGGTAACGTGCGAATAGACCGGGAGAAAAGGCACACAACTCACGTTGTGTCGGAAGTCTTCCAAGACCCTTAATCCAATTGATGTAGCGGTCCCAGGCTCCCGCCATTCCTTTGGTGTCGGTAGGGAGGTTGCCGTACTCCGTAAAATGGCCATCTTTCTTGCAATAATCAGCTGCCTGTTCGTGAGTACTGTTGTGAACCTTGCGTTCCACGTGAATAGAAGGACGAAGACAAAGGGCAGTCTTCGCAGCAGCGAGACGGTGATTAGTCTTAAAGCAGACGTAACCTTGTAGGTGGCGTGTGCCACTTTCACCAACCTCCTCTCCGAATACAAGATAGTCAACGCTATCGCCGATAGCATGGAGATGATCGATATCACTTGGGAGATAGTTGTTTAGCGTAAAACACCAGTATTTTCCTTGCATGTTTGGGATTGGGATGGATTGAGCTTAGGGTAATACTATACCTAAGCTCATATTATGAGATGAAGCCATACGTCAAGAAACTCATAAAAGGCAAAGTTGCACTTTCTTCTGCTGAGACCGCGCGCGAGTGGTACTCTTGGTACGACAACCGTTGGAAGTCTGACTATCCTGAATTATACGCTAATAAATTCAAAAAGATGCCCTACCGACGTGTCCGTCGTAGACGCCGTAGGCTTACTGAGGTTACACCTGCCCGCGTTACACGCGGTTCAAAAAGAGCGCGGACTTCGGGTTATGCCTCCAGATACGACTGGGGTCCCACCGGTGGCGGGAAAGCGTACCGCTTTGGCCGTTCAAACGTTGGACAGGTTGTTGGTACTGGAACTACGAAGAAGAGCCAGACCCACCTTAAGGAGGGTGAAAACATGATTACTGGTAGCTTGACACAGTATGAGATAACGGACATCCCTGCCGGGCCGCAGATCAATGAGCGCGAGCGCCTTATTTTAAACTTGCGTGGATTCAAAATCAAGATGTACTTCCAGAATACTGCCGATGTACCAGTTGTGATTAACTGGGCCATTTTGGCGGGAAGAGGAAAGAATATCATTTCACAGAGTGATATACACCGTACTGTTGGTACGACGCGTTCCGGTGCCTTGGACGTCACTTCCGCGGGATTTTTGAATGCTTTTGCAGACATTAATGTAGACGAATACGTTGTGTTCAAGCATAAACGGTTTGTACTATCGGAATCCGTTGTGTCGGACACGTTAGGTCCTTTCAATACCGAACAAGTTCGATCTAGTTGGAAAATGAAAGAGTTCTATTGGCCGCTGAAGCGTCAGATGCGATTTGAGAATCAAAACACATCCAGCTGTGTGGAGAAGATCTTCTTAGTTGCATGGGTCTCCGACCCATCTGAACAAGGCAATGTTACTAATCAGCCAAGGACATTAGCTAAGTGGTCACAACAAGTTGTTGCTTATTACAAAGAGCCTAAAAATTAAGGACCAGTCTGGTCGGGTCCTAAGAGTTCCCTTTGGGTGTGTGGGCCGCCCCCCTCCTTCCTTTGCGCATCCTGCCTCTCTTCGACACCGGATGATGCTTATCCTTCCTCCCCTTAGGCTCTAATAATATTATAACGATCTTCTGTTAACTTGTCCATATCGGGTTCCTCATTGCTAAACACTATCACATTAGGGCACTTCATCAAATGCTTCGATGCACTCTCGTATTTGGGACTGAAGATAATCTGATCCTTCAAACTCTCCAGAACTGAATATTGTAGATACATCATCTCTCCGCGGGGGACATCAAATAGAAAGACACTCTTAGTTTCATCAATTGCGTAGGCGAGGTCATCACGTTTGCCTATGCGAAACACTTGGGTCTGTTCACCATGATTTGACAGAGCCCACCTAGTTACCCAACTCTTACCGCTTCCCCCTTCGGGGTCCACTACGAAGTGGATTCGGCGCTGGTGCGCCTCCTCTTGTTGGATGATTGCACATACTGTGAGCTGCCAGCCGAGGCGTGGCTGCTGGTCTCCGACAAAGTTAACGGGGGGTAAAGTGTTTCTGGCGATGGCATAGCAGGCCCTGTGGTAACGTGCGAATAGACCGGGAGAAAAGGCACACAACTCACGTTGTGTCGGAAGTCTTCCAAGAC